ACAGACCCAAAAACTGCATTACAATTGATGAGTCCTTTTCATCAAGCTGAAACACAAGGTTCTAGCACGACTGGCAGACCAAGAGCATATTCTATTGAAGGTTCGAACTTTAGATTTAGTCCTGCTCCAGATTCTTCATACAGTTCTACTATAGTTTATTACAAAGCATTTACAGCTTTGTCATCATCTAACACATCAAATAATATCTTAGATAAATTTCCTGATGTATATTTATATGGTGCATTGTATTTTGCTAGTACATTCATTCGTGGGATGGATCCACAAACTGTTGCACAGTTTAAAGGTCAATACGAAGCTGCTCTACAACAAGTAGAAATGGCAGACGAGAAAGACAAGTATAATGGTACTCCTTTAGTACAAAGATCAGGTATCAATATTAACAATTTTGACAACGTAAAATAATGCAAGTACCTTTTGGAGAATGGCTACCTGACCTACCAGATCACGTAAACCCTGGTGCAACTCAAGCTAAAAATGTATTTCCTGCTGTAAACAGTTATAGACCATTTAATGCT